AGATGCAAGCGTTGCTAGCCAATCCGGCTTTATGTCTGTTTCTGGCTTAGAGGTTGGCAAGTCTTATAGGGTTGTCATTAGGGCTTGCATAGGTGATTCAGCAGGAAATCAACAAGTGGGTGCTTTTAATTGGGCTGCAAACCAAATAACCAATGTTGATAATACTGTATACCAAAACTTTGAGTTTGATATAGTTGCAACTTCTGCTTCTGGAAATACCAATTTTAGAGTATCTAGCGGCGCAGGCGGCACAGCTGGAGATGAGCTTTATATAAGTCAGTGTTCAATAAGGGAAATACTATGAGAAGGTTAAAATCTACATCGAAGGGCGGTCAGTCATTAAAATCAAGAGCTAATGAGTCTAAGGGCAAGCGTAAGAAAGAATTAGACAAGTTAAGCAAGGTTGATAAGGCTAATTACAAGAAAGCGCCAAAGGCTGTTAAAAAGAAAATAGCGGCAAGTTACAAGAAAAAAACAAAGACCCGTACTAAAAACAATGGGAAGTATATATAATAGCCTAGTCAATTATGACTCAACTCGTTTGAGTGATGTTGATAAATAAATTTTGTGAAAGAGCCCGCTGTAAAAGGTGGGTTTTTTTATGTGTGTAATTTGCTATTATTACCGTAATAGACGGTAAAAAGACGGTGATCATGTCTAATAAAGGTCAATTTACTTCAGATAAGCAACCTGATAAAAAGCCGCCAAGAGGCAAGGCAAGGCGAACACTAATACTTGAGGCGCTAGAAAGGGCAGGCCATACCCAAGAGGGGTTTTATGACTTGCTTGTGTCAAAGGCTATTGATGAAGAGGATAGCTTTGCATTCACTGAATTATGGAAAAGATTCCATCCCATAGAAAAAGCCACATTCCCATCTTATGAGTTTGACTTGCCAACAGGTGAGGAGGCAACAAAGCTTAAACAAGCCGATTCAATTATAAAAGCCATAGGTGATGGCTCTATTCCTATTGATGCAGGCAAAATGCTCATGGACATAGTTAAGGATGCGGCAAGCATAGAAGAGCTAGAGGTATTGGCTGAGAAGGTTGATCGACTAGAGAAGCTATATGAGCAAAGCATTAGCCAAGAAGATTGATGACCTAGAGTCATTATTCGCTACTCGTGAGGCTCAGGATAGCCAGTGCGTTTATGGGCTTTATGATAAAGGCGGATTGGTTAAGTCTATCTATCAGAGAGATGGCGAATGGTTAGAAACAGACAAAGAGCCTTTTGTTAAAATCCCCCTAAAGCTTGAGAAGGTAATAACAAGTCCTAAGCGATTTATTGTTATTGTCGGTGGTCGTGGATCAGGTAAGTCTCAAAACATAGCAGCTATAGAATGTGAGCGCATGAATAGCAAAGGGATTAAGGTTGCTTGCTTTCGTGAGTTCCAGGTTTCTATTGATGATTCAGTTTTTTCATTGCTTCAAAATCAAATTAATCGGCATGGATTAGAAGGCTTCACTTATCCTAATGGCAGCGTAAAGAATCAAAACGGCGCAGTTGCAAAGTTTAGAGGTTTAGCAAGAAATCCAGAATCTATGAAGTCTATGGATGGATTTAAGGACTTTTGGGTGGAAGAAGCTCAAACTGTTTCAGATAATTCTTTAAAACTACTCACGCCAACTATGCGAGCCAAAGAAGGCCGAATTATATTTACCGCCAACCCTGCATCGAGTGAAGATGCTTTTTCACAAAGGTTTATAGTTCAGTTTCGTGATGCCTTGGATAGAGATGGCATTTATGAAGATGATATGCACCTCATTATAGAGATGAATTGGCGTGACAATCCTTGGTTTCCTGCTGAGCTAGAGCAAGAAAGACAATGGGATTATGATAATTTGCCCAGGGCTTTGTATGATCATATATGGGAAGGAAAGTTTAACGATAGTGTTGAGAATGCTCTTATCATGTCTGAGTGGTTCGATGCCTGTATTGATGCTCATATTAAGCTTGGATTCAAGCCTAGAGGCGCAATAGTAGGCGCTCACGACCCTAGTGACTTAGGCGGAGACTCTAAAGGCTTGGCTATTCGTCATGGATCAGTGGTTACTGATGTATTTGAGAAGGTGCAAGGCAATATAAACGAGGGCGGCGACTGGGCTACAGGCTTGGCTATTCAGAATAATGTTGATGCTTTTACATGGGACTGTGATGGCATGGGTGTTGGCCTTAATCGGCGAGTGTCAAAAGCCTTCGAGGGTAAAAACGTATCTATTGCTATGTTTAAGGGTAGTGAGAAGCCTGATTTTCCTGATTCTATCTATGAGCCTTGTGATGGAAGTCCCATGAGGAATCAGAAGAAATGGAAAGAGGTGGCTAAGAATAAGCGCGCTCAATACTATCTTCAATTAAGAGATAGATGCTACAGAACATACAGGGCAGTTGTGCATGGCGAGTACCATGATCCTGATACTTTGATTAGTTTTAGTTCTGATATTAAAATACTCAATAGACTTCGGGCTGAATTATGCCGTATGCCTATCAAGCCTAATAGCAATGGATTATTTGAGCTGTATACTAAGCCAGATATGAAAAGTAAATTTAATATGTCAAGCCCTAACTTGGGCGATTCTGTTATGATGTTGATGAGACACGTTCATAAGGTTAATCAGCAAGTGAGAATGCCGACTCCAATCCGTCCAATGGGTAGACGCTAATGGATTTAAAAGAATTAAAAACGCTACACGACAAAGCCTACAATGCCGGTCAAGTACCAAGAGAGCAGGCTTCCGATGATTTAGTATTCTATTGGGTGACTCAGTGGGATGATCAATTACTTAATGACTCACAGCTTCAGTATAGAGGTGAGTTTAATATTATAAGAAAAGCAGGACGTCAGATCATGGCGGATTTGCGATTAAACCCTATTCAGCCTGACTTCAAGCCAAAGGCCGAAACCAGGGAAGATGATGCTGAGTTAATGGATGGCATTTATCGGGCTACAGATAGACAGCTATCTTCTCAGGAGGCTTATGATTATGCATCTCAGGATGCGGTTGTATGCGGGTTTGGTGCTTGGGAGCTATACACTGAGTACGAGACCAATCAGGTCGGCGATATGAATCAGGTTATTAAGCGCCGATATATTCCAGAAGCAAATAACACTGTATTCTTTGACCCTAATGCCGTTGCTTTAGATAAGAGTGATGCGCGTTATGCCTCTGTGCTGTTTAGATACTCTGAAGATGGGTATAAAGAGCTTTATGAGGAATTGACTGGCGAAAAGCTTGAGGGAGTGAATTGGGATAGTTTTGCACAGCCTGAAGAGAGTTACACTTTCCCTTGGGTTAGCGAGATGAAAAAGGTTTATGTTGCTAAGCTTTATTGCCGTAAAAAGGTTAAAGACACAGTAATTACTTTCATTGACCCTGTTGGCATGGAAGTCATTTATCTTAAGTCTCAGTTATTGGCTAATGATATTCTTGATGACTTGATTGATGAGGGTTATGAGGTTGAGGCAGAGAAAGAGATTGAGCGCTGGGAAGTGACTCAATAGATCTGCTCAGGTAGCTAGATATTAGATGAGCGCGTTATTGCTGGTGAGAATATTCCTGTAGTTCCTGTTTATGGTGAAAGAGCGTTTATCGAGGGTGAAGAATACTATGAAGGAATTACCAGGCTAGCTAAAGACCCACAAAGGCTCAGAAACTTCCAGATGAGCTATTTAGCTGACATCGTATCGAGAAGCCCAAGACCTAAGCCAATATTCCTTGCTGAGCAGGTTCAGGGATTTGAGCCAATGTATGAAGAGAATGGGGCAGATAATAACTACCCCTACTTGCTTCAGAATAGACTAGACGCAGACGGTAATGAGCTTCCTTTAGGCGTTGCTGGAATGATGCCTGAGCAGCCTATTCCAAGTGCTTTAGCGGCTGGCATACAGTTAACTAGAGAGGCTGTAGACGATGTTGCTGACCCTGATTTAAGTGGCAAGGCTGTGATTGCGCTACAGAATAGAATGGATCAGCAGTCGTATATCTATCAGCATAATTACAAGTTTGCTAAGCGCCGTGATGCGGAAGTATTTGCAGGAATGGCTAAGGTGGTATTCGATACGCCTAGAACGGTAATGATGGAAACGCCTGACGGAAATACAAAGCAAGTTCAAATAATGGATGTTGCGATTGATAAAGAATCAGGTGAGCCGGTTGTATTGAACGACTTAACAAATATGGATTTTGATGTATTTGCAGAAATCGGACAGCAATACTCTACGCAGAAGATGCAAACGAGAGAAGAAATTGTTGAGATGATGACTGCTTTACCTGATGGCGACCCTGTTAAGCGTATTCTATTGATGAAAGCACTACAGCTATCCGATGGCGTTAACTTTGATGATGTTCGAG